GCCCGCCGATGCCGCGTTGTTCAACGAAGCGTTACTCGCTGCCGTTGTGCAGATGGCCGATGAAGAGGGGTGCCGGGAGTCGTTCGATCGACACCTGGCGGCCATCCGCCACCGCTTCGGCCTGCTTAAAAACCCGCAGTCCCAGCGCGCCTTTCTCCTGGCGCTGGCCTATTTCGCAGAGGAGCAATCACAATGACAATCGACGAACAAATCAAGAAGGCCGACGCCAAGATCGCGGAGATTGAGGCGGCGCTAATCGTAGCCCAGGAGCACCGCCGCGAGCTGGTGAACCGGGGCAACATGAATAAGTGCTCCCATGATTACGTAAATAACTATTTCGGTTGCTTGCGTTGTATTAAATGCGGAAAGGGGGTAACCATAGATGGCACACGTAACTAAAGAATCACTCGCCGCCCGTATCGCCGAGCTGGAATCCGGCCCGCGGTCGCTGAAAGAGGATTACACCCTCGCCGCGTACAAGATGCTCCTGGCGACTATGGAGGCCGAGCCGGTGGCGTGGATTGTGCAGAATAAAAATACTGGAGAGGTTGAGATAGATGAACCTTTTGCAAAGGCAACAAATCCAAAATATTGGACTGACTCATTCCCTGTGTATCGCCACGCGCAGCCAGCGCCAGCCGTATCGGATGATATAGGTGGCATCCGCGTCGGTCGCCTCCCTACAATGAATCAGGATGATTACCCTGGCCTGGGTGATTGGTGGGTTCAACTTCGCATTGGCGAGGATTTTGACGAAGTATTGGCGCGTGTGTATGGCGCTACGCCACAGGAGGCGAACAACCGGGCTGAAGCATTAGCCCGCCGCGCTGCCATGCTGAACCAGAAATAGCCCACTTGCCCGCCACCGTGCGGGCTTCTTTTGCCTAATCCTCACCACCGCTATATAATCCCCTTAACGTGGCCCTGGGGGCCGCTGGTGCGCGCGTATGGTACGCAAGCATAATGGGGGTTATATGAATCTAAAGCCGAAGCCGAAACATCTAAGGGGAGTCCCGCCGAAACGGAAGAAAGGCGAGCGCTTTCCGCACGACATCGGCAGCAACGATAAACCGACCGACTACCGCCCGGAATACTGCGGCGCGCTGCTGCGCTATTTCTCCGAGCCGGCGTCCTGGTATGTCCATTTCTCCGATAAAGGCACCGCGCAGGTGATCCCGCAGAACAAGCTGCCGACGTTCGAGCGCTTCGCCGCGTCGATCGGCGTCAACCGTGACACGCTGCGCAACTGGCGCGAGCACTGGCCGGAATGGGACCGCGCATACGCCGATGCCGAATCCCTGCAGAAAGCATTCCTCATGGAGCTGTCCGCCGCCGGTGTAGGCGGTAACGGGGCGTCCTTCATTCTGAAATGCAACCACGGAATGCGTGAACCGGTAGACCCGGGCAAAGATAAAAACGACATCGGCGAGCAGCTGGCCGAGCTGATCGGGAAAATGCCATCATGAGCGTGAATGTCCTGCTGGAGCGCCAGCGCGCCCGATGGTATGAGCTGAAAGATCACCCGGTACAGCTGAAACTGATTAGCGCCGTGGCAAACGGCATCCGCTTCCCGCTGGTGCCAGCAGGCCGCCGTTCCGGAAAGACCGAGCGGTTTAAGCGCTTCCTGGTGAAACAGGCATTCAAGGTCCCGGGGATGTATTTCGCGGCGGCGCCGACCCACGCCCAGGCGAAAAAGATATTCTGGGACGACCTGAAAGCGTTCACCCTGTCCTGCGCGCACCCGCGGCGCCCGTCTGAATCGGACCTGATCATCTACTTGCCTAACGGGTCGGAGATCCACGTTATCGGCCTGGACAAGCCGCAGCGTATCGAGGGTATACCCTGGACCGGCGGCGGTATTGACGAATTCGCGGACATCAAGCCTGAGTCGTGGGAGGCGAACATCTACCCGGCGCTCAACACCGTAAACCCGACCCGGCCGGATTATCGCGCCTGGTGCTGGCTTCTCGGCGTGCCGGACGGCCTGAACCACTATTACGACCTGTGCACGGCAGCCGAAAGCGGCGTTTCGTCGGATTATGCGGTATTCCACTGGATGACCGAGGAAATTTTCCCGGAAATGGCCGCCGAAGCGCGCAAGATAATGTCGAAGAAGCAATATAACCAGGAATTCCGGGCTTCATTCGAGACGGCGAATGGTAAAATTTACGAGGACTATTCCAAGGACAACTACACGAACGCAACTATTTTCCCGCATGAATCATTGCACTGGATGCACGACCAGAACTTTACGCCGCTCTCATCCTCTGTTGCCGTTATCCGCGGTGATGACGTCTATATCCTCGACGAGATAGTGCTGATTAGTGCGGTGTCGAAGCAGTCGGCCAAAGAGTTCGTGGAGAAGTTCAAAGACCACCAGAACAAGCATGTTTTCATTTACGGCGACCCCGCCGGGCGCGCGGGGGAAAAGCACGGCCATAAGTCGGATTATAACGACATCGAGGACGTGCTATCGGCGAACGGCTGGACGTACACCCGCCGGGTCAAGGCGGCGCACCCGGCGATCAAGGACCGCCAAAACGCGGTACGCGCCAAGATCCGCACCGCCGACGACCATGTTAGCCTGTATGTCAATCCGCAAACGGCGCCCTGGAGCCATAAAGGCCTGGCGACGGTACAGCTGCAGCAGGGATCGGCATTCCAGGAAGACCAAAAGAACCAGTACCAGCACATTACGACGGCGATCGGATATTTTATCGATTACATGTTCCCGGTCAGCTATGATGCACCTGAACAGATCCCGGTTTCTTTCCCGCTTTAAGACGAGGACGCTATGACAACCGCAGACATTAATGCCGGCGCAGGGCAGAACGTAAAAACGCTGCATCCGGATTACGAGAAATACGCTCCTAAGTGGAAGAAGGTGCGAAACGCTATCGCTGGCGAGCTTAAGGAATACCTGCGCAATGTAGGTAAAAACGAAGGCGACCCGGAATACGGCAAGCTGCGCCAACGCGAGTATGAAGACGGCGCGATCTGCTACAACTTCACCAAGCGGACGCTATCCGGGATGGTCGGCAGCGTTATGCGCAAAGACCCGGAACAGACGATCCCGCCGCAGCTGGAATATCTGCTGACTAACTGCGATGGGTCCGGCGTTGGCCTGTGGCAGCACGCGCAGGACACTCTTATGGAGATCGACTCCATCGGGCGCGGTGGCCTGCTGGTAGATGCCCCTGAAACCGGCGCCGCGACGATGGCGGAACAAAACGAGGGATTATTAAACCCGGTCATCGTTTTCTATACTGCCGAAAATATCATTAACTGGCGCCTGACCCGGGTAGGATCCGTAAACCGTGTATCGCTGATCGTGCTGCGCGAAGTCTACGAATACGACAGCGGCGGCGATGAATTCAGCCCAAACTATGGCGATCAGTATCGCGTCCTAGATATCTTCGAGGGTAAATATCGGCAGCGCATCTATCAGTTTAATGCTAAAGGCGCATTGGCCGGGGACATTAGAGAAATTTTTCCAAATCTGGCCGGCGTTCCGGCGGGGATCATCCCGTTTACATTCATTGGCGCATCCAACAACGACCACACGCCGGACGACCCGCCGATCCTGCCGCTTGCCGAGCTGAACATCGGGCACTTTCGAAACAGTGCAGATAATGAGGAGTCGAGTTTTGTTGTCGGCCAGCCAACGCTGTTCATGAGCCCGGGCGAGAATATGAGCCTGGAGAACTTCAAAGCGGCTAACCCCAACGGCGTTAAGATGGGCTCGCGTACCGGTCATAATATCGGTGCCGGCGGCACGGCGCAGTTAATCCAGGCAGCGGAAAATAACCTCGCCAAGCAGAACATGCTCGACAAGGAACAGCAGGCGGTGCAGATTGGCGCACAGCTGATCACCCCGACAGTGCAGATCACCGCAGAAGCGGCGCGCATCCAGCGCGGGGCGGATACCTCTGTTATGGCTACCATCGCCCGTAACGTCAGCCAGGCATACACCGACGCGCTTAAGTGGGTTGCCGGTATGCTTAACGCCGACGCTACGGATATTGAATTCAAGCTGAATATGGAATTCTTCCTCAAGTCGATGACCGCGCAGGACCGCGCCGCATGGATCGCTGATATCAACGCCGGTTATCTGCCTGCTACGGCGTACTATGAAGCGCTGCGCGAGGCCGGGGTTACCAACTGGACTAACGAGCAGATTCAGGACGCCATCGCAGACCAGCCGATCGCGTCGCGCGGAACGGCGACGACGGTTACCGGCGACATTCCATCGGCAGCTAACACGCAACAAGGGGCGGCACAATGAACGTAATTAAAAAGACTAGTGACGGTAAAATATCGTTTATTTGCCCCGGTTGCGGGATTCGGCACGCCGTTAATGTTGAAGGGCCGAAGGGTCCGCATTGGGGTTGGAATGGTGATTATGTAAAACCGACATTTACACCGAGTGTGCTGGTTACTGGATTTATTCCTAGCGATAATCCGGATGAATTTGATGATGCCACCAAAGATAAGCCTTTCACCTGCCATTCATTTGTCACGGATGGTTGTATTAGATACCTCGGCGATTGCACGCATAAAATGGCTAATTTGACCGTACCGCTGCCGGTGATCGATTTATGAGTATCTTAACGGCCTTTATCAGTCACCAGATCTGGCTCCAGCGTAACGCCGCGCATGAGGTGAACGAGCTGGAGCCGTTCATCCAGCAGATGCGCGACGAGGTGAAAACGCAGGTGCTGGCTTTCGGGGACGAGAGCCGCACCAGCGGTCGCCTGCAGGCGATGCTAAAGGACCTGGAGGATATCCTTTACGCCATCTCCAGCGGCTGGGAGGAGCGCTTGCAGCAGGACCTGCAGAAGCTGGCTGAGTACGAAACCGACTGGACGACCGACACGCTGTCCGGAAACGTCAACGCCAGTTTTACCGCTCCGTCGCCCGAGCAAGTCTGGTCCGCCATTAAGTTCAATCCGTTGCAGCTGGAAGGTAAGCCGGTAGACTTCCAGGACATGTTAACCAGCTGGCAGGATACCGAGATTAACCGCCTGGTGACCGGGGTTAAGTCTGGTTTCGTGCAGGGCATGACGACGCGCGACATAGTGCGCCAGGTAGTCGGCCCGGGCGGGCTGGCGGACGTGTCAAACCGTAATGCGGCAACGGTGGTTAGAACAGCGATCAACCATGTATCGACCGAAGCGAAAAACCTCGTATACCAGAAAAACGACGATATCGTGGAAGGTTACGAGCTGGTGGTGACCCTGGACAAGCGTACCTCGTCGATCTGCCGTAACCTTCCGCATGGCAAGGTTTACGACATCGGCAAGGGACCACTGCCGCCATTGCATCCGAACTGCAGGACGACCACCGCGCCGGTGATCAGCAGCGAGTTCGACTTCCTTGATGTCGGCGGGAAGCGGGCGGCCCGAGGGGCCGACGGAGGCACACAGGTAGACGCCGACACGTCATACTATGAATTCCTGCAGATGCAGCCGGCATGGTTCCAGGATGAAGCGCTCGGCCCGGTCCGGGGTAATATTTTCCGTAACAGCGGTATGACTGCAGAGGAATTCCGGGCTGCGTCGGTAGACGGTTTCGGCCGGCCGCTGGCACTGCGCGAGATGGCAGAGAACGATAAACGCGTTGCAAAATTCCTGTCCGGGAACTCGTAATAAATTACGTGTAGCGGCGACTCGCAAGACTCGCAAAATTTTGCGAGTCAAATTGCGAATATAAATATCAAGGACTTAGGCTAATTTCGTTGGTTGCTGCCGTTTTAGTTTGCGAGTGGCGAAATTAAGTGAGTAAAATCAAGGAGTTATAACTCGGTAGGCTGAATCGATCACTTCAATTGCTTGTTGCGCGCCTGCCTTTGCGAGGCGTCGCACAAAAGCGAAGCTGATCGTATCATTTATTTTGCGAGAAATCAACGGCAGCAATGTAAAGGTGGAATGATGGGGCTGAAAAATATCTGTATAGCGCTTAGTATCGGGTTATTGGTTGCGTTTATTCACGGCCAATGGCAGTACAGGAACGGCTGGAATGAGGGCCGCGCGAAGCTGGTAGCCCAGCAGGAAGAAAAGGCCCGGGCGACACTGGCGAAACGGGTAACCGCGCAGCAGGTAAACGATACGAAGGCCGCCGAAGCCGAACAGGCCGGCGCCGCGAAAACCGTAGTGATAACCCGAGAGGTGGTTAAATATGTGCAAAATCCTGATCGTGTGCGCTGTACTTTTGACGATGAGCGGGTGCGGGTTAAACAACGTGCCATCGACAATGCCAACACCATCCCCGGCTATGATGGCGAAGCCCTGCCAGTTTCAGCCAGCGGAAAAAGATAGCGACGCGGATCTCAATGCGGACGTGCAGAACATGGATTGCGGAAGAAAGTTAAGGCTGCAGGTGTACCAGCTGCAGGACTGGATCCGAAATGTGACAACGCCCCTATAACGGGGCGTTTTTTATCAGCCAGGCCAGGCCCCAGCAGACGAAGGCTATAGCCACCCACGCTGCCGGAAGATAGACCAGGAAAACCCGGCGCCGTTGCTGGTACTTCGTCGGGTTACGCTTTGCCATTGGTTTCATAGTATAAATCTCCGCGAATCATAGCGTTAACGAGCAAGCCAAGGTCTACACGCTTTCCAGCTTTTCGGCGTTTTGATATTTGCCATGGTTTATCTCCCCAACGAAGCCACAAAACGCCGCTTTCGGCCAGATAGCGCAATCCCAAAACAGATTCATTCTGTACTTGCGTCAAGCCCAACGCCGCGACCACATCGCAGCATTCCGGCAGCGCGATCTTCTCGTCTTTTGTCTTTTTGGCGCCCATAATCTAATCCTCTCGTTGTTGGTTTCCTAACTATAATATTGTCTCATACATATTGCAACCAACATTTGCAGATATATTGTTAATACTTGCGCTGCCCTGTATATTTAGCGTATGTAAATCCGGGTGGCCCGGATTCATAAAGACCAGGGGTCTACGTACTATGAATCGTTTTTTACAGTCTTTCCTTTTCGCGTATCAAGAAGAGCATGACGACGGAACCCAGGGCGGTGGCGGTGGCAGCGATGAACCGCAAAAGACCTACACCCAGGCAGAAGTCGATGAGCTGGTTAACGGCCTGAAAAACCAGAATACAGCACTTCTCGATGAGAAGAAGAAAGCCGCACAACGTGCGAAGGAAGCCGAAGCCGAACGTGTTCGCGCGCAGCAGGAAGCGGCGAAGCAGTCCGGGCAAATGGAAGAGTTCGAAAAATCGATTCGTGGTCAGTATGACCCGGTGATCGCCGAGAAAGACGGTAAGATCACCAAGCTGGCCGAGCGTATCCTCGGCAGCGAGCGCAAAGCCGTTATGGGCGCCGTGATTGCTAAAGGCAAATTCATCGACGCTGACGCCGCAGACTTGATCGCGCCTTTCATCAAAGTCGAATTCGACGGCGATGACCTGGTAACCAAGTTTGTCGGCGCCGACGGCGCAGTTATTACGACAGATGTCGATAAATTTATCGACTACTGCAAAAAGCATAAGGTGATCTCTCATCTCATGCAGGCTGACACAGCGAACGGCGGCGGGGCTGCCGGGAACAAAAATCCTACTGGCGGGGCCGGTGGCGAGCACTTGACAGGCATCGAAAAAACTCGGGCCGATCTCCGTAAGCGTCTTGACGCAGAAAATAAGGGTTAAAATATGTCTCTCTCGAACATGAAGGTTTACGACCGCCAGATTTACGGCGCTACTATTGAACTGCTGGGCCAGAAAACAGAACAGTTTAATGCGAACTCCGGCGGCGCGATCGTGCTGTCCTCCCAGGCGTGGGAAGGTGATTTCACTAAGGAATCTTTCTACAACCAGATCGCGTCCGCGCAGCGCCGCGTTGACCGCTACGCTGCTATCGCTGCACAGGCTGGCACCAACTTAACCCAGGGTGAAAACGTTGGTGTTAAAGTGGCCGGCGGTTTTGGCCCGATCGTGTTCGAGCCGGCCCAGCTTACCTGGCTGCAGCGCAATCCGACCGAAGCGGTTATGGCGATTTCCGAAGGTTTCGCCGACGCCCTGCTGGCGGACCAGCTTAACACCGCACTGACGGCAGCGGTTGCCGCAGTTTCCGGCCAGGCCGCGCTGGTTAATGATGTGTCCACAACTGCTGGTATCAGCCTGGGGGCGTTGAATAACAGTCACGCTAAATTTGGCGATCAGTCTCAACTGCTGATCACCGATGTAATGTCCGGCGCGACCTACCATAAATTGATCGGCCAGGCCCTCACCAACGCGAACCAGCTGTTTGTCTCCAGCAACGTGTTGGTTGTCGACATCCTCGGCAAGCGTTACGTGGTTACCGACTCCCCGGCCCTGTATGAAGCAGGCACGCCGAACAAGGCCAAAGTCCTGTCTGTTGTGGCCCAGGGTATCGTCGTCGACAACACCAGCGACGTGATCACCAACATGGAAACTTCGAACGGTAAAACCCGTATCGAAACTACCTGGCAGGCTGACTACTCTTTCGGTCTCAAACTGAAAGGTTACGCCTGGGACGTCACCAACGGCGGCAAGTCTCCGACCGATGCCGAGCTGGCGACCTCGTCCAACTGGGACAAATCTGTTGCCGAGAACAAGCATACCCTGGGTACGCTGGCGATCGTCGACGCCGACAAGTAATAAAATCGGGGGCTTCGGCCCCCTTTTTCACCAGAGGCCATCATGTTAGAAGTGAAATACGTTGTAATGCCGATCACGGTCGAACAAAAGAAAGAATATCATCGCCAGGGCTTTCGCGTTATCGATGCGCGTTTTGCGCCGGCCGATGCGGTTATCGAAACCCATGCCGACGGCGTGGAGCGCACAGTTACCCTCCAGGGCGATACCGACAAACCGGCACGCAAAGCGCGCCGCAACAAATCCGCCGAACAGCCGGAGGAGTAACCAATGTCGCTGATCGTCGAGGATGGCAGCATCGTAGCCGGGGCCGATAGCTATGTTAGCTTGTCGGACGCCCGCGCACTCGCGGCTAAATATGGCTGGGAGTTGCCCGCCGACGATACGGAAGCGGAGCAGGCGTTACGCAATGGTGCAGTATATGTAGGCCTGCAGGAGCCCGCAATGTGCGGAAGCCGTGTATCTGCGGCGCAGGAGCTGGCCTACCCCCGCAAAAACGTAACGTTGTACGGTTTTCCCGTCGCCGTCGACAGCATCCCCCCACAGGTTATCCGCGCACAAGTGGCCTCTGCCGTTGAGTACGGAGACGGGACAGACGTTCGCGGGACCAGTGACGGCCGGGTGGTGTCAATGGAACGCGTAGAAGGCACTGTCACCGTCGAATACTTCAACAACGGCAACAACGGGTCCACCGTCGAAATTACCGCGGCGCTTGACGCGCTGGCGCCTCTGCTGTGCGGGGCTAATAACGGGTATTCGTTTAACGTATTCCGGGGCTGATATGGCGCTGAATAAAACACAACTTTTCACGCTCATTGCGAACAACCTTCCCGATAATACGACCGGCGCGATTACGCCGGAAAAGTTGCGGGAAGTTAATACCCAGATCGCCGACTCAATGCTGTATGCGGCCGCCGGTGTGAAAGAGGTTGAAGTATTGCGCGCACCGTCCCTGGTGGCCCAGGCACCCGCGGCGGTCGACACCCCGCTGCAGGTGTCTTTCGGGGCCGCGCAGGGCGCGCCGACTGACCCGGTGTCAATCTCGGCCGCAGGGCTGGTTACGTTCAACGTTGCGGGTAATTATGCGGTCCGCGTCAAGCTGCAGGCCGGGCGTACTGGCGCAAGTGGCGTTTCCATTTTGCTGTCGCGGATCCTGCTTGCCGGCGCACAATATGGCTCTCCTGCTGCGACTAAGCTGGTTAGCGCCGACGTGACAATCCCTATTGAATCACGCGTCGTTATCAATGCCACTGCCGGACAGACTTTTGCAGTGCAGATCATGCGCGACAGCGCGGGGTCGAACTTCGGCGGGATTTATCCGCAGGCGGCCACGGTTACCGCGTGGGGTACGGCTCCGTCGGGCCTTCTCGTTATTTCTCGCCTGGAGCCGGTATAATGTCCAGTGCATTCAGTAAGCGCATGCAGAAAACCGCGACGCGCCTTTTAGGCGAGTACGGCAGCTCTGTTAACCTGATTCGCGCCGGGTCTAAAGTGTGGGATCCGGATGAAGGCGAATACGTTGAATCGCCGCCGACCACGACCACGATCCCGCTAACCTCGGTCCCTGTACCGGTTAACGTGGCGCTGGTGAACGGAACTACCATACAAGCTGGCGATATGATCGTGAAGGCCGATCACAGCGTGCTGCCGACCATGGAAGATAAGGTGTCGTTTAATGGCACCGAGTGGTCCATCGTAGCCATTGAAACGAAGATGGTAAACGACGATGTGATCGCATGGTTTATCCAGGTGCGAAAATAATGGGAACCTTCGCGCTTGACGTCCGGACATTCGTCGAAAAGACGAAGAAGAATAACGAAACCGTTATGCGCCAGGTGTCGCTAAAGCTGTTCTCCGCAATAATCAAGGCCAGTCCGGTAGACACTGGCCGCTTTCGGATGAACTGGCAGGCGGCGTCCGGAGGTAATACCGCCGTCGGCGTGAAAAATGGGGTCGACCCGTCCGGTTCAAAAGCCATTGGCCAAATGAGCAGCGTCGTCACCCGGGATCCTAACTGGTATGAATTTACCCTGGCTAATAATCTGCCGTATGCCAATGTTATCGAATACGGGGGTTACCCCGGTGACGGGCCGAATACGGTTGGCGGATTCTCAAAGCAAGCGCCGCAAGGCGTTGTGCGCGTTAATGTGCTACGATTCCAGCAACTGATAGATGAAGAAGCCGCGAAGGTGCGATAATGGGTTACTTTGAGGATTTAACGAAAGCGTTCGACATCGCATTGAAGGCCTTCGGCACGACCAACAATATCGCCGTTGCGCTGGAGAATATCGACGCGCCGACGTCCACCGATACGCCGTATCTGGCAAGCTATATGCTGCTGGCCGATACCGAGCAAGCGGACCTGTTCTGGACGGAACAGCGCGCCGGCGTGTATCAGGTCGATATTAACTACGCGCAGGCGAAAGGTAGCGCGCCGATCAATAAAATGGCAGACTTATTGAATGCGGCGTTTAAAGCTGGATCTGCGGTGTCGCGCAACGCAATTTGCGCCGAGGTGCAATCGGTGAGCCTGGGGCCTCTGATAGTGCAAAACGGATGGGCCAAACGCCCTTTATCCATTAATTTCATAGCATTTACTGCGAGGTTATAAAAATGGTACAGCCATATAAGGGCGCGCTTACCGCACAGTTTTACGTTGCGGAGACAACGCCAGGAACTACACCGACCAGCCCGGTATGGTCGCCGCTGCGCAACACCGGCGGTGTGCCCGCGGTAACCCGCGATGCGCTGACGTCCAACGAGCTCGACGGCAGCCGGGAAACATCTTTCATCCGCACCGGGAATAAACAGGTCTCCGGCGAATACGCGATCGAGCTGAGTTCCCGCAGCCAGGATGATTTTCTCGCGGGTGCTATGACGTCTTCCTGGGTGGCCGGCGTAACTGGCACCGCCGTAGACGTCGCTGTAGACGCTGGGGCTAAGACTTTTACTCGTTCGGCGGGGGACTTCCTTACCGACGGCGTCGAAGTTGGAGATCTCATCCGCTTCGCAGATCTGCCCGGCAATAACGGGCTGCCGTTTATTGCCACTGCGGTAACGTCTACCGTAGTAACAGGCGCGGCTATTCAGTACCAGTTGACCACTGCAGCCGCCGCGGAGACCGATTACGCCACCGGCGACAAGCTGGAAACCGGTAACCTGTGTAAGACCTTCTCGATCCTTACCTGGTTCAAAGGCCAGTGCGGTAACCCGGACAGCTTCGTTATTACCCGCGGTGTTGAGATCTCCGGCTTTACCATTGAGCAGGCGGTAAATGCCATGGTTACAGGCTCTTTCCCCTTTATCGGCATGACGCAGGAAATTCTCACCGCGCCGCCGGCCGGTTCGGACTTCTCACAGATCACCTTTGATGCGGAGCCGTTCTCGTCGGTTGATGTATCAGTGTTCGACGGCATTCAGCCGCTTAAGTGCGATACGCTGACCTTCACCAACGACAACGGCGCATCGGCGCAATTCGAGCTGGGGAATAATAGCGTGGCGTTCGTTGAGCGCGGTCGTGCGGTCAACACCTTCTCCATCGCCGGTAAACTTTACGACATGGCGATGATCCAGAAATTCATTAACGAGACGCAGGTCGAAATTAACTCGATTCTGTCCGGTGTGAAGGGTGCAATGTCTATCTCGATGAAGCGGGCCGAACTAACGGCGGTAACGCCGGAGATTGGCGGCGCCGAGTCAGTGACGCAGAGCATTGAAGGCCAGGCGACGGGCAATAGTCTGCAATCGTCTATCGTCATTCAGCGCCTTGTGTACGCGTAAAATAAAGGCCCCGAAAGGGGCCTTTATTACTAATCGACCAGCACATGAATGAAGGAAAATATCACATAAATTAAAACTGCAAGTAAAATACCAAAGATTATAAAATCTTTAGGACCTGGTAGATTGCCCACGTTTCGCCCTCTCTTCTGTCAGTTTAACGATTTCGCTTTTTACTTCCGGTTTCACCGTCGCCAGAATCTGGCGCAGCAATTCGACTTGTTCGCTTGACCGCGTGGCATAGCGCACCACGAAGAACAGCACGGCCAGGTTTAGCCCCATCGCCAGAATTGCTATAATGAATTGCGTCATGATATATTCCTCTTTGAAAGTTCTACATGTATATAATCATATCGCAACCAACAAATCAACCATAGCGGGTTAAAAATGAAGCTGAAAGATTTTTACTTTGCCGACAAACACGAAGCCGGATCGCGTATGCCTATTTTGCTGCCGAATGGTGAGGACTCCGGTGAATGGCTGCAGGTGCGCGGGCCGGATTGCGATGCCTCGATCGAGGCTGGGCGCGCTTACACGGCAGCTGTGCGGTCCGTCGACGCCTCGCTGGAAGAGCTGGAAGCGGCCTGTAAAGCGAAAGACAATTACACCGAATGGAACGAGAAGCGAAATATCCAGGTAGAGAGCCTTAACCGCGACCTCGCGGTAGAGCTGGTCACCGGATGGTCGTTCGATGAAGAGTTTAGCCGCGAGGGCTTCGCGGAATTGCTGCGCCAGTATCGCGGGCTTGCGCCGCAGGTGGCCGCTTTCCACACCAAGATCCGGGAAGAACTGAACGCAAAGTAAAAGCGCTGTGTGATTTTGCTACCTGGCAATTCGTAACACGGCAGCGCCGGCAGGAGTTCGACCAGATATCGGCAGGGCATGAGGCCGCTCTGATCTCGATGGGGGTCATATCCGGCGCGCAGCGCGAAGAATTAAAGGGGCCAGAGTGCCCCTTAATTTTTGCTGGTGTGTTCGAGAAATACCGGGAACTAAAATTCATACAGCGCGAAACTAATGATACTATGATGATATACCCGCGAGAAATGCTTAAGTGGTCCGATATCGTCGATTACAAAGCGGTAACCGGGCAGCGGATCAGCATTATGGAAGCGGATTTGATTATGCGTATTGACGCCATTTTTGAGGGCAGACACGATGGCTGACACAGCGTCACTAGTTGCAAGGGTGAAGACTGAAGGTGCGGTCGGCGGAGCGAAACAGCTTGATCAGTTTGCTTCCTCCGCCGACCGTGCCGACGCGTCGGTTAACCGACTAACGCCGGACGTCAACAAGGTTAACACCGCCACCCAAAAAGCAGCTAACGATGGCTTTGCCAAGTTCCGCAACGCCGCCGGGCAGGTCGGTTTCCAGGTCCAGGATATGGTCGTGCAGCTGCAGAGCGGCACGTCGGCCTTTGTCGCTATAGGCCAGCAGGGTAGCCAGCTTGCCGGCGCATTCGGCCCGGGCGGCGCGGTGCTGGGTGCCGTTATTGCCCTGGCTTCTGCCGTTGGCGGCGTATTGTATAAGGCATTCACCGACACCGGCGCCAGCGCTAAAGACCTGGAGAAAGGAGCGAGCGAGCTTTCCAAGTCGTTCCAGACCGCCAAAGATGGCACGATCGAGTTTTCCGACTCGCTGGTGCAACTTAGCCAGAACGGCGACGCCGCATACGGCAGCATGGTTAAGCTGATCGGCCTGCAGGCGGCGCAGCAAATCGAGCGGGCCACGACGGCGATCCGCGAGCAGGGAAAAGAGCTACTCGGTAACAGTGTCGCCGCGCAGACCAATATTGCCACCCTGGACGATATGATCGCGCGTAACATGAACGTCGGCGATACGCTGTCCAATATCAACGTGCTCGCTGATGCGAACAGCGCGAAATATGGTAACCTCGCCGCGGCGGTGAATGAGCTTGCTGCAACCTACGGCGTAGGCACGAAAGAAATTTCCGATATGCTGGTAGCCCAGCGCCAGTTTAACGCCGAGCCATCTGCCGAAAACGCGCAGAAGGTTGCCGATGCAACGGCAGCTGCAGCGGTAGCCGCCACAGAAAACAAGAAAGAACTGCTGGACCAGGCCACCGCCGCGCAGCAGAACGCTAACGCGCTGGCGACCGCGCAGAAACAGCAGGACCTGGTAACAGAATCGCAGAATCGCCTGGGCAAGGCGGTAAACTCCACGACCCAGCGGATCCGTGAGCAGAATGACGCCATTGTTAAAAACGCGCAGATCGCCACGTTAAGCGAGCGTGACCGCGTCAACGCCATGGCTGCTGCCGATAAAGAGGCTTTCGCGAAACGTGAAGGCGTCACACAGGAACAGATCGACGCGTACAATGCCGCCCGCGACAAAGAAGCGCAGCAGGACATCGCACGCATTGACAAGACCGAGAAAGAGAAAAACGACCGGATTAATAAAGCCGCTGCAAACCGCGCTGCAGCGGCCGCGAAGCGTGAAGCAAATGAGGCCGCGCGCCAGCAGAAGGCCGCGGATGACTTTCTCGCGCAGGTCGACCGCACATCCGGCGATGAGATCGCCCGCATCAATGCCACGGAACAGCAGAAGCTGGCAAAACTGGACGAGTTCCAGAAGCAGGGCACAATCAGTGCGCAGGAATACGAGCAGGCGAAAACTGACATTCAGCTGGCCGCCGAGGACGCTCGTCAGAAAGAGCTTGACAAGCGGCAGCAGGAAGTCGCCAGGAAACAGGGCCAGCACGATCAATATATCGCCGACATCCAGGCGCTTAACGCGACAGAGCTGGAACTCATCGACGTACAGCAGAAAGCGAAAGAGGACAAAGCCAAAGAGTTTTACGACCGGGGGATCATTAACGAGCAAGAATATCAGAACGCGCTTTTACAAATCGCGAAGCAGGCCGACGATAAACGCCTTGATTCGTACTCCAGCACATTAAGCAACACGACATCGGCGCTTAAAACGGCCCTGGGTGAAGGTAATGCGCTCTATAAAGCTGCTGCTATCACAGAGACGGTTATCAACACCTATAAGGCGGCTACGGCGGCTTATTCGTCCCTGGCGCCGATCCCTATCATCGGCCCCGGGTTAGGTATCGCCGCTGCAGCCGCTGCCGTTGCCGCCGGTATGGCTAACGTCGCTAAAATACGGTCAGCGCGTGAGCAGGGTGGTACGCTGTCCGCAGGGCAGGCGTCGACTATCGCCGAGCGCGGCAAGCCGGAAGTGATTATGCCCGCCTCGGCGTCGCGCGTGCGCACCGCGCAGCAGATGCGCCAGATTATGGGCGAGAACGGCAACAAGCAGAACAGCAGCGACAGTGTGGTTATCGTCAACCAGACTACAGGGCGTATTGACCAGGCCACCACGGAACGCGATGATGAGGGGCGATTACGTATACTTATCCGGGAAACGGTATCCAGCGACATGCAGGACAGCAATTCGCAGATCTCGCTATCACGCCGTAACACGCGCAACCAGCCAGGATTCTAAATTATGTCATCTTTGAGATTTCCGGCCTCTCTGCGGCCGATAGTGAACCAGGGTTACTCGTTGACCCGCGGCAACAACATTTACCGTAACGATGTGCAAGGCGGCGCACCGCGCCAGGGACGCGACACGTTTTATGATGCGGTGCCGTTTAGCGTCGTGCTGGTTGTTTCGTCCCTCGGCCGGCAGGCGTTCTACGCATTCCTTAACCAGATAGACGGTGGCGCCAATTCGTTCGTAATGACGCTGGACAGTGGCCTGGGCCTGCAGGATCACCAGGTCTGGATCACCAGCACAATCAGCGATACCACGCAGGACGGAAAAAACTGGGTTATTTCGTTCACGCTGACCGCGGAGCGGACACCCAACCAGGACAGTGATTGCCTTACCGCCAATCTGCCGGAGCTCTTCGGCTGTTATGGCGATAGCCTTAACCGCTTCCTGGCTCAATATGCCTACGATCAGACCCACTTTCCGCGGATATGGGACCCGATGCAATGAGCGAAGAATCTGTAATCGAAGCCTACAAGCGCAAACTGGCGTCTAACCCGGAAGGCCAGATAGACTATGAGACGGTCGAGATAACACACCCGCTGCTTTCGAAGCGGTATCTGATCGTCAAAGGGACCTCCCCATTAACGGCAACGCTGGAGACCGGGGAGACGGTGACGTTTGAGCCGTCGCCGATGAACGCGAATAATGCAGCGAACAGCAACAACCTCGACCAGCAGGCATCTTTCACGCTGCCGGATGTCGGTAACCAGCTTGACGACGAAATGCAGAATATTCCGCTGGACAACCAGGAGTGGCCTGTTTTCACGTATCGCCGGTTTATCAGTACAGATTTATCCTATCCCTGCGACGGGCCGGTGACTTACGACCTGCAGTCTTTATCACAGGAAAAGGGCGTTTTTACCGCCGACGTCGGCGTGCCCCGGCTTAACGAGCGCGGCACCGGCCTTTTAGCGACGCCGACAGAGATCCCATTATTGCGCGGGGTCCTCGCATCGTGAACATAAACGATTACACCGGCACGCCATACAATTTCAGGACTTACCATTGCTGGCATCACGTCCGCCGCGTGCGCGCGGCGGCGGGGCTGGATACGCCGGTTTTCGACGTGATTTCCCCGACCAAGATAGATGCGGCTTTTGACGCCGGCCACCGTGATCCGTCCGGGCTTTCCCGGGTAGACGTGCCACAGAATTTCGATGCGGTGTTAATGGGCTGCCGTGTTGGGCCGCGCATTGTGTGGCACGCTGGGGTATACTTCGACGGTATGGTTAGCCATTGCGAACTTGCGGCCCGCCAGGTGCGCTTAGAAGCGCTGGCGGATATTCGGTACCGTTACCAGGAAATTGAGTTTTGGCGATGAAAACACACTTAATCACGCGCGACGACAACGGCGAATTTCAGACGAAAAGTTTTTGGGCCTCGCCAATGCGGATCGTGCTACAGCACATCCCGGACGGCGTCCCGTTCAGGGTATACCTCGGCAGCATAGGCGAAGATAACGATGTTACCGAAGATTTCGACCGCCTCGAACTTAATGCCGAGTATTACGTCGTTGAATCGCCGGGCGGCGGTGCGGTGGGCGCCGTTTTCAGTTTCGTTGGGAAAATTCTTAATCCGATCCTGAAACTGTTAATGCCATCGCAAAAAACGTCGGTGTCGGCGGGGCTGTCCAACCAGCAGGCCGAAAGCCCGAATAACAGCTTAACGGACCGCACGAACAAGGCCCGCCCTTACGAGCGCACTTACGATATTTGCGGCACGGTGCAGAGCATTCCGTCGATCCTCATGAACAGCTACCAGCTTTATAACAGTGCCGGCCGGGTTATTGAGTATGGGTATTACGATGTAGGCCGTGGCCCACTGGCGACGCCAGCAAGCGGTATCACGGACGGTGACACCCTGTTATCGGAGATTACCGGGTCCTCGGCTGCCGTATATGCGCCGTACACTTCGCCGAACAGTGGCGACGCTCCCCAAACGCTGGTAGGCGACCCGATTACCGAGCCGCTGTTCATCACCTACGCATCGAATGAGATAGACGGCGCAACGCTGAAAGCGCCAAATGACATTAACGCCAACCTTAGTAACGTAGGCGCTACAGCAAGGCGTAACGGCAATACTGGCACAATCACCGACCCGTCGGGGGGTGCAGCATTCTCTGACATTATTAGATTGGGTGGCAATGCCGTTTTTACTCGAGTAATCGCAGACCCAGATCCAAGCAATACTGATTTTGATTTATCCGGCACTTATCCAGTCCTGGCGGTTAGCGATGTCGATATTACCGTCGATATTTCGGCCAATTTAACGCCATGGATGAGCATGGGAGCCGAAGGCGCGGAGATCCCATTGAGGCAGGTGTATGAGAACGAACCAGCGGTGACTATCGCCCCGCAGGATACATACACCGCCAGCCTCACCGACTGGACGTCGGTCACCGTTATCAAGCCCGAGCGCCTTCTGGTTAATATCAGCGCCGATAACGGGATGTACAAAGATAGTGGGGGCAGTAGCAAGAAGCCAGCCAGCGTTACCGCAGAGGTGCAATATCAACTCCTTGACGATTCTAATAACCCTTACGGTGAAATTTATGCGGTGCAGGGCACTGTCTCAGGGAGGTCGTCGGATGCTACCGGGGTGAGCATTATCGCAGATATGCCGTTTGCCTCTAAAGTTCGCGTCCGCGCCAGACGCGTCACGGATGCCGATTTCGATTTCGAGGGGCAGGTCGTCGACGAGATTAAATACGATGCGCTGTACGGGCAGATACGTGACACAACAACGCATTACGGCAACCGTACTACCGTGCACACCGCCCGCAAACAGACGCCGCGGGCCACCTCGGTTAAATCGCCGAAACTGGCGCTCATTGTTACCGAGAAACTTTATAAATACCTGGGCGGTGGGGTGTTTGATACGGTGCTAACCGAAAACACTCAGGCCGTGCAATCTCTGATCCGGTTGATGCGCGACCCTGTAGTTGGCAACCTGAATCTCACGGCGGCGAACATGGATAAACTGATCGCCACGCAAGCAGAGGTAGAGGCATATTTCGGGACGCCGCTTGCCGGGCAATTCTGCTACACGTTCGACTCCTACGAGACGACGGCGCAGGACATCATCACCACGATAGCCGAGGCCATCTTTTGCTCGGCGTCGCGCCGGGGGCATAGCATTTATCTTGACCTGGAACGCCCGCGGGCCGGGCCTGAAATGGTATTCACGCATCGTAGTAAAGCGCCATCCGGCGAGAAGTGGACACGGCAGTTTAACGACCGCACAGCCTACGACTCGCTTAAATTCAGCTATATTGACCCGGACACCAACATCAAAGAAACCATCCAGATCCCGGAGACTGGCGGCGTTAAGACCGACACTTACGACTCGAAGGGCATCCGCAACTATCAGCAAGCCTACTGGCACGCCTGGCGCCGATATCAGCGGAATAGCCTTAACCGTGTTGCCGTTGAGTTTACAGCGCTGGAAGAAGGCGCTCTCGCCGTACCAGGACGGCCGATTAGCGTGGTTAAGGGGTCACGCGTTGCTCCGTTCGACGGATACGTTATCGCGGTCAATGGCCTTACCCTTACGCTTTCGCAACCGGTGGAATTTACGCCTGGTGAAGATCACTCGATCATACTCAAAAAGCGCGACGGGTCGGTGCAAAGCGTCGGTGTTACGCCCGGGGCTAATGCTCAACAAGTGGTTATGCTTTCCGCGCCCGCGGAATCCATTTATACTGGTAACGATGCATTAAAGACCGAGTTTTCCTTCGGCAGCGATGCGCGGCATTCCGCGCAAATGATGTTAGTTAGTACCGTGACGCCGGGGAGTAACCGAACCGTGACGATTACCGGTTATAACTATTCGGACGGGTACTACGAAAAAGACGGCGTATCGCCATTCGGGCGGGCGTTTAGCACCGGTTTTGATACTGGTTTTTCATAAGAGGATTCTGATATGTCAAGCGGATGCGGCGACGTCTTATCGCTGGAAGATCTGAAAACGGCCAAGAAGCACCAGACCTTTGAGGCCGAAGTCATTACAGGGCGTGCAGGTGGCGTATCATCTGGCGTGGAGATTGATTTTGCGACTAACCAGGTTACAGGGCAAGTGCAAAAGACTCTTCCTGCGATTTTGCGCGACATGGGATTTGACCCGGCGGCGTTCGATTTCACCGCCGGAGGCACTGTAACGGCGCGTGACACGGTGGTTTACAACCCGGCGGATAATAACTGGTATTCGTGGGCTGGAGCGCTGCCGAAAGTTGTGTCTGCGGGTGAAGACCCGACGGCGGACAGTAACTGGAAACCGCGCACGGATCAGTTATTGCGGCAAAACCTGGCATCATCCGTGATTCCGGGGACTTCGCTAGTAACCCACTCTGATGGTATTCCACTTGATGATTATATAGAGATTCTTAACAGAAGAACTAAGTTTGTAATGCCAGAGGATTTTTCCGGCACTGACACAGAACAGCTGCAGTCGGCACTATCTTATGCTAAGTCCAACAGAGTCAATGTAGTGTTACAGGCGGGGAAAACCTATTATGTAACTGGATCGCAAGGTTTGGAAGTAGATTTAGGATATTATTCTTTCACAAGCCCCAATGGCATTGCCTATATTGACTTTACTGGTTGTACGGGTCCTTACTGCCTGTGGGTCCATTCCAGCCGGCCGTATCCTGATGGGTCGGAGAACCACTGTACATCCATGCGCGGTATAAAATTTAAAAGCTCGGTCAAAGGTATTGGTCAGCGGTTACTGCTAACTGGAAATAATAACAACTCCAGCAACGGCACCTATAATGGTGATTGTAAGATAGAAAACTGTATGTTTTCTACCGCTGACATTGTTTTAGGCGCCTCTAACAGTACCTGGAGATACAAATTCATTAATTGCGGGTTTATGATGGAGTCAACTGGAGGCACATATGCGATGCACTTCCCGGCGGGCATTTCGGACTCTGGAGAGTCAGTTACTTTCCAAAATTGCAAAATATTCGACATGAAAGGATGTCCGATACTTGTTGAATGCGCAAGTTTTGCCATTGGGATGCCTGGCACATCGGTATTGAATACCCCGATTAAGATAACTGGTAACGGTGCCATGGTCATCTTGGATTCGGCGGCTAACATTGAAAATCCAGGCGCGTCAGCGTGGTATCGCTACGGGGAAGTAACAGGAACTGGCGCGCGGCTCATCCTTAATGGGTGTACACTTGTGTGTAACAACCCGTCGCTGCAAACGAAACCATTATTCTACGTAGGGGCAAACGCCTTCATCGATGTAACCCTTGTTAAAACACCAGGAAATGATTATCTCTTTCAGAATGGAGACGAAGGATTGAGAACTTTCGTTGAGGGAGATGGGTATGTTACCGCAAGTCATTGTATCGGTGATATCTTGTCAGGGGTGGGAAATATTCCACTCCATAAATCCCTGAACCCGACATTGAATCCCGGATTTGAGACAGGGGATTTATCATCGTGGACATTTAATAATCAGGGTTCTGCCAGTCAAACATGCGTAGTTGGTACAGCATATAAGAAAACAGGCACTTATGGTGCGAGAATGACATCGTTCGGGTCGTTAAGTTGTTTCTTAGATCAAAAGGTAAAAGTAACACAGCATGGTTATTACTCGACAACGTGTCAAATCAATACAATAACGGCTGGAACAGGAACAACAGCAGGGGCGTTAACCGTTACATTTTACGATAGGAATGGTAACTCCCTCCAATCAGGTGCAAGTAGTAATTTTACTAACACCCCGAGTGGATGGCAATCTGTAGGACGGTTCATACAGGGTCGCGTGCCACAAGCCGCTGAGTACTGTGAAGTATCTATCCGCTGCCGTGAAGGTGCGGTGATCGACGTCGATAATTTCATTATTAATTTTATATAGAGGTGTTAAATGTTAAAAGTAAATGTGTGGTTTATGACAACTGGCGCTCTTCCGGTTACAGTGGAAATAGATGATGGCGGCTCATCGTTTTCCGATGAAATTGAAAAACAAGATTATGTGTTAGATTACTTAATGAACAATGGGTTTTCTGACAAAGAAGAATTGACATTTAAGATAGTTTAAGGGGCTTCCGCCCCTTTTATTTTAAATTTTCGCATTATGATTTAGCATTAATGCGAAAATTTCCGCCAAAATCTAGCACCTTGCGCATTTCGTTCCCGGTCCATACGGTCTTTTTGCGCTGGAAAAGTTGCCCGGGGTCTAATTCTATATCACGCTCCGAATAAACATCGAAACATAAAACTTTATCATTTTTGAATTCCTTTGCGATAACTAGTGTTGTATCAGGCCCCGGCATTCCAAATATGTATAAATACGGATTACCTAAAATCACATTTACCCCATGTTCATCTTTCACTTACATATCCTCCGACATTCCGTCAATGCAACCTTTAAACCCATACGCCACGACGTCGGCGCGTTTCAGCGATGGATTGCTGTAGATCGTAACGGCGATGCGCGTCATACCGGCTTTAAGGCTCGGGGTCATATCGCTGCCGTTGATAATGCCCGTTACGTTTTCCAGCGAGTCGCCGCGGTTACGGGCGTCGACAATAACGCCGCCCATTTCGGCCAGCTCCTGGCACATTTCAACCGGAGTGACGGCAGCGGCGGATCCGACATACGAGCAGCCCAGAACGGCGGCCAGAGTGATTGCGATTGCGGTAATACGTTTCATTGTGTTTGCTCCTGAAAGGGGCCACGCGAGGGGCCTGTGATGGTTATTTAGCCGGCGAAACTAATTTATATACGCTGGTAGATTGGCCATTAACGCACCATGTTAACCCCTTAGTTGGGCCATTAAGAACCAGGATATTTGCGGCGCCGTTGCCAAAAGCGGTAGTTACTTCCCCGAGAATGCCATCGCCCATATCATAAATTTGCCCGATCTCACAATTCGGATATTCATATCCTGGTTGTTTGCGCATCATCTTTTCCTCGTTCATCGGCGGCACCGCGCCGCCATATGAACTAACTATAATATGACTCCGCTAATATTGCAACCAACATTTATAGATATTTTGCGATATCCGCGATCGAGCACTGGACGATGCGCGCGCCGTCGGGATTAGGCCGGCGGCCAAAGATGATGATCTGCGAGTCGCGGTTGTTCTTCGTCGCCGCGCGCTCGCCGGTCCTGGCGCGCGATATCCATCCACTGCGTAGCGACGGCCAGGTGCATGAGTAACACCGTTTTCCTGTACTGCGCGGCGTGCTGGAACCACGGCAGCGGCTTAGAATACGGCGGGTTACACCATTTCCATGCTGCAGGCCACTCGATACCCAGGGCGCTATTCTGTTCGGTGTAGTACCGTGCGCAAAGGGCGTTGTGATCTGCTGCCGCCATGTCATAGCGGAAATTAAACCGCTCGTTGAGCGGCTCGAATATCTCCGGTGGTGAGCGCCAGCAGTCTTTATCCTCCGGCGCCGTGTTTGATTTGTCAGCCATTATTAGCCTCGAATACCGCGGCAGCCATCCCTCGAGGGGTCAGCGATCGTATTAACTTAGTCCGGGGCGACTTACCTCCGAGTCTTTCGTATTGGTCGCTATATCCATCATCCACCCGGACCGGCCGGCGCCGCGGCAAAACAAACCCGTTACCAACCCACAGCCAAGTCTCTTTAGGGTAGGCGTCGCGCGCTTTGATGTACTGCGGGAAGTATGGGTGCCGATCATCGGATGGGAGATAACCCCCGAATTCATACGGATGTACTACGGCATCGGGTTTACGCCAGCGCGTTGATAAAATCCCCCGCGGGTTTTCCACCATGAAAGGGACACCGAAATAGTTAGCCAAAGTTTCGGCAATCCGCGCAGTTGCCACCGCTTTATTTTGGCATTCAGGGTCCGCGGAAAGTTTAGACTTGAACCAGCGCGCGCCGCTAGAAGCCATATCAGTGCACGGCGGGAACGAAAAAATAATATCCGGCGTGGGCCACTTCCCCCGAATAGCTCGACGCACAAAAGAAGCGTTGATCCACGCGTTAACGTAGTGGATATCTTCGTGCTGCGCGGCAACGTCTTTATAGCTGCCGTGGTCTTCGTCCTCGAAATTGAAACAGTAGCAAGTGTGGCCGGCCTCCGCCCACGGCGTAACCATTAACCCGGACCCATCGAATAAGCTCCAGACAACCATTATTTTTTCCTCTTCATGTAGTCCATAAGCACCGATTGCACCGACGCCTTGTCGCCGCGACGCGCCACCATCACTTCGTCGAGGGTGCCTTTAGCCTGGATGAGATAGATAAACACCGGCCGCGGGTGCCCCGCCTGGTGCTGGCGCACTGGCCCTATACGCTCGACGACCTGCGCGTAATGCTCATAATTCCAGGTATCGCTAAAGAAGGCGAGATGGCAGCCGCCGTCCTGCAGATTAAGGCCATGACCCGCCGATGCCGGGTGAACCAGCAACACGTCGATCTTGCCGGCGTTCCAGCGGTCGATCTGCTTATTACCGGCAGCGCCTTTTTTCAGGTCCTCCGCAAACGGGAACCGCTTTTTGATGCGCGCCAGGTCATGCCGGTACTGATAGGCGACCAGAAGCGGGGCTCCCGCCAGCTCGTCGATAATGGAATCCAGCGCATCAAGTTTCGCGTCGTGGATTTTCTCCCACTCGGTAGACCGCTCGCCGTCCTCATTGGTAACGTACACCGCGCCGCTGGCGATCTGCAGGCATTTAGACGTGCGGGCTGCCGCATTGGCCGCTTCTACCTCGCCGTTCTCCAGCTCCGCGAAAAGCTCCTTTTCCATCTGGTCATAAATCTTGCGGGCTTTCTTCGGCAGGTCTACCAGCACCGGGACAAGCACCGGCTCTTCACAGCCGAAGAACTCGGCAGCGTCAACCGTCAGCGAAATATCTTTCATTGCCCGGTGGATCTCACCATCGGCGCCTTTGCGCGGCCGGTAGCCCTTCGCCGCGTGATGGTCGCCTTTTGACTCGGTGATGAACCAGCGATCGGTAAATGCCGCATAAGACGTCCCGAGGCGCTCGCCGGCGTCGATAAACCAGTTTTGCCCCCACAGGTCCTTTAACCCGTTAGGCGACGGCGTACCGGTAAGATTGATGAAGCGCTTAACGCGGCCCCATGCTACCCGACTTAGAGCCTTCGCACGTTTGCTGCCGCCGCTCTTCGACCGGTACGATTTCAGCTTGGTAGACTCATCGGCAACGATAACGGTAAACGGCCAGTCGTCCGGGCCATAAAGCCCTGTCAGCCACTCTATGCACTCGTAATTCAGGCATATAACGTTAAAATCCTCCTCCAGCGTGGCGACGCGGTGAGCGGCCGGGCCGGTGGCGTCACCGACGCGCAGGTTAGGGAATTGCCATTTCTCCTGTTCCGCCGGCCATGTGCCGGACGCGACGCGCAGCGGCGCCAAGATAAGCACGCGGTCTTCGCCGTCGACGAGATCGCCAGTCTGAAACAGGCGGTCCAATGTCCACATCACGGAGCCCGTCTTCCCCGAGCCCATTGTGGCCCAGACATTACAGCGCGGATGGCGCAGCATGTGCCGCGTCATTGCCTTTTGATAGGGCCGGCGTTTGAACCGGCTCACGATACGCGCTCCACGATGTCGGAATATTCCAGGATCATGACGGTCCCGCTTTCGAACTGGATAACGCGGATCTCCTGTTTCTGCGAGTCGAGTGACCGGAAGGCATCGAAAACAGTCTCCAGAACATCACCAACCTGCAGCACGTCGCCGCGTTTGATTGCTCCCGCTAAAACTCTCATTCTGTTTCTTCCTGTACCGGGTTTCTCTTGATCCGCTGGCGCTCGCGTTCGGCTTCCCGGCGGCATTGTTTGCAGACTGCGCGGAAACCGTCCACGCTGCGCCCGCTGTAGCGATGGAACTCGCTTAATGGCTTGCGCTTACGACATGGACCGTTGCAGCGCTTGGTAACGGAAGCGAGCGCCTCATCCGGGGCCGCAGAGAGCGACCCGTATTTTTCTACCAGCTCCCGGCCGGCCTTTCTCAATTTAGGTTTAGGCATGGTGTATCCTCCTTAGCAACCAACATACTAAACACTATAGCGTAATTCTGCAACCAATTCGTTTACCTGTTCGTTGCTGCCGATTGTGCGAACTATCGCGCCGCGCTGGCGCATCCGCTTATGCTCGCGAGCCTGGTGCGGGTCAGGCCCGAGATTGGCGGCCTTTTTCATTTCGATGAATACCACCAGGCCACCGGGCAGTATGACCAGCAGATCGGGGCATCCGTTTCGCCCCTCGTACCGGATTTTTCTTACCAGGCCGCCGAGTTTTTTAAACTCGGCCATTGCGTAAGCCTGTACTTTTCCCTCTGGCGTCACGGCTTTGTTTCCTCCAGCAATTCAGCGAAACGGATCGTGAATTCGCGCATGATGTGCGCCAGAAAGTAGGCTCCTGGCTCGTCGTTCTCAGTATCGTGATAAGCACCGAACCACTCATAACAGCGATTCATCGCGTGGTAACACTCATGCGCAGCAACCGCCATAAAATCGCCCAGGTCGCGCTTAACACCAATCGTAATAAGGTTGTACCCGTCCTTTTGCATCCAGCAACAACGGCCATTCACCCCCGCATCAAGTGGCGGGTGGTCTGGGATCGCCTTTAATAGTTTCTCGTCTTCTCCGAGGATATAGACGATTATTTGTGCCGGGTATGGCGTAGCGTTAAACCATTTCAGCTTCTGCCGTTTTACGAAATGCATGACGTCGTTCATCATTTTTTATACCTCTTTCCTTCCCAGCCTTCGGCGCTCAATGGGAAGTCTTTAGCCCATGCCGGCAGCACGCACATAAGGCGCTCCAGCTCTTTGACGGTGTACTCCGGCGTGTCGGGAACTTCGGTTAAAAGTTCGTCATGCACGGACAGAATAATCTTATACCCAGCCGCCTCGACGCCGGGCATTGACCAGGCCAGCAGGTCACGGCAAAGAGCCTGTACGATGTTTTCCGCCAGCTTGCCGCCATAGGTATATTGCCAGCCCCACTGGCGCGTCGTCTGGTTCTCCCCCTGGTATTTGATGCGGGTACGCGTGCGGATCTCGCCGGTATCCTCGTCTTCCTCTTTTTCGACCGACAGGCCGATCCCCGGATATGACAGGATGCGACCAGACGGCAGCTCAACCTTAAGCCACCACCCGGGGTTTCCATTCTTCACGGTGCGAGTGAACTTAACCGCCTTGTCGCCATTTTCACGGACACGGGCGCCGGCCCAAAACGAACGACCCGGATTGCGGATCGCGCTCAATGCTGCCGCTTCCAGCTCGGCCCAGAAGTTAACGATATTCGGGTTAGCTTCGCGGTACATACGCTTCAGCGCGTCGCAGGTCAACCACACCTTTTTCGGCAGGTCATAGGACGGGCGTTCGGCCTTCTTGCCTTTCGGTGCGCGCTTGTTCTTCTCCTGGATGCGGGCAAACTCCCATCCCCGGCGCGCGGCCTTCCAGATATGGTCGGGGAAAGTGCCGGCCAGGTCGTGCGCCAGCCGGTCGAGGTCGAGGCCGAGGTTTTTGGCAAACGTCAGGAATGCCGCCACGCCCCCGCCATAACCAAGGCCGAGAATCATCGCCTTGGCGATCTGGCGCTGGTCCTTCGACACGTCGTCATACGACACGCAGAACACGGTAGCTGCGAGCGTCTTATACAGGTCCGTACCAGCCCGGAAAACGTTAAGCGTCGCCTCTTCGCCGGAGATCCACGCCAGGCCGCGCCCTTCGACGTTAGAGTAATCGGCAACAACCAGCTTGCATCCTGGCGCGGCAATAATGCATCCGCGCACCGTGGTAGCGCACAGCTTGGCGATATCGAATGCTTTGGATACGCGGTTTCGTTTAAGCCCCCGAATCCCCAGGGTTAGCTCGCCGGTGTAATTAGCCCAAATCACGTTACCGTCTTTGTCGAACTCGTCGCCTTTCCAGTCGCCGTAAGCCCCGCGAGCCAGGTTCTGTGGCTGGAAGCCTTTACCCGCCCAGCGCAGTGTCCGTTTCGCGCCACCATACTGCAAACAGCCGCGGCGCCGGCCATCGCTGGATAAGCCGCGCAGCAGCGGGTCGTACTTGGTAGAGGCGGTAGACGCAGCGCCGAGACGCATTTCGATAAGTGCCCGGGCGGCGTCGGGCAGGTCCTCGTCGTCCAGCAGATCGCCAAGGGTCGCCTTCTGCGCGTTGGGTATCTCGAACCATTTATGGCCCAAGTCCCCATTATTCGCCAGGTCTCGCAGGATAGGCAGGAATTCTTTGCCGGTTAAGCTGCCGCCGTATTTCGCCATCGCCTCGCGCTGCAGGTCCAGCTTGTGCTGCTTAACCGCGGCGACGGCGGACTCGGCCAGGGCTATGTCGACGTAAAAGCCGCGGTCGTTGATCGCCTGGTCAATGGCGAGTATCTCGTTTTCCTTCTCGGTGTCGCCCCATGTCGGCAGCGCGTAAAACACCTCACGCATTGACGAGATATCGCTGCGGGCGTATTTCAGAAAACGGCGCCACTCTTCCGGATGCGTTTCGCGGGTGTAGCGGCGGATCTTGTAATTTTTCGGCGTAGGCTTACAGAATCGCTGTATCAGCGCTTTACCGGCTTTATCCTTGGCTAAGTCCTCGGGTATCTCCAGAACGCGGCACAGCGCGTCCAGGGAGCCGGGAAGCGACAGCCTGTAGGCGCAGATCATCGTATCGATGATGTTTTTTACTGGGATCTCTATTCCCCAGCAATGGCGCATGAGAAGGCGATCAAACAATAAAAAATTCTGCCCGACCAGGCGGCTCTTAGTATTCGGCTTGCATACTTCGCGCAGCGCCCGGCGTAGTACCCGCGGCATCCGGGGGTCTGCCGTCACATCCCACTCCATAACCGGGCCGTCGTCAATAGCGAAGGTGGTTATCATAATTTCGGTGGATGGGTGCTCGGCGTAGGCATAAGACCCACATTTTTTCAGGTCGCAGGCGCTGAATGTTTCAGTGTCAAGAAAAAGGTTATCGAACTTCATTCCAGGTCCTCGTCGGTTGCCGTCATTGCTTTGCGCCGGCGGGCTTGTTCCTCGGTATCTACAATTCGCAGGTACATTTTGCGGCCAAGGCGGAGGGTTAAATATTCACCGGCATCCTCGACGTCAAGCGGCAGCCCGACGGGGATCCGCGTCTCATGGGGGCGGTTTCGGTTGTGTTTATACATGGTTCACGCTCCGGATATGAAAAAGCCCGCTTTCGCGGGCCTTAATTTTAGCGGCGACGGCGGCGCGGTCGCTCTTCTTCCTCGTCTTCGTCGTCCTCATCGCGAGAACGACGACGGCGAGGTTTTTCGTCCTCTTCGTCTTCATCCTCGTCACGTGAGCGGCGGGACGGTTTCGGCTTGGACTTGCCGCGGCGCGGGGTTTCACCGCCATCGTCGAGATCGTCTTCGTTGGCGTATTCGCCAGCGCCGCCAAACGCTTCTCCTTCGCCTTTGAAACGAATCCCGAGGAAACTGGCAAGCAGACATTTATAATCCTTATACCAGTAAAGCTCGATAGAAACGTTGGCAAAGCAACCAGAATAGATCTCTTTCCCTTCAATCTCTTCTTCGTCGATAGTGAAACCGCGCTCTGTCTGCTTCTCGCCGATGGAAGTCATAATGAGCGGGCGCTTATGCGAGGTTGCTTTTAAATACAGGCCTTCTTCCATGCCCTCCACCAAATTGTCGCGTTCGGCCAGGTCCCTAACGCAGCATTTATCTGCGTGATTGCCGAAGCCATAATTTCGCTTCATCCATTTTTCGGCAGCTTCTTCCGAGCTAAATGCTTCGGTAAGCACCTTTAATGCGGCTTCTTCCAGAACTTCGATCTGCGCGTCGTCAGGGTCTAAATAGATGGTTCCCTGGTATTTACCCTTAACCAGTTTGCCATCTTTGTCAGTGCTGTCTTTACTTTTCTCGAATGCGTTGAGGTAGCCGACACGTACGTTTTTCAGGTTTACCTTGATTCCCATGATTCTGATCTCTCGTTTTTGCGTTTCTCCCGGAAACCGCCGGGCCGGTATGAATACGTTAATTTAGTTGGTTGCAGATGTCAAACTTTTACGCCGGTTATTTTCTCCACCCATTTCAGATACCGTTCCCTCGTTGCACTATCCAACATACGGTCGGAAACCTCACCAGCGCGATCCCCGATGTATTCTAAAACGCACAATAGAATGAATATTAAAGCGATCGGAAGTACCGGAATCACTAAGATGCACCACAAAATTCTCGCTTTCATGATAAATCCTCATCAGATACTTGTTTCCACTCGGCGCGCGGGTCGTCAGCTGCCGCAATTGTCGGTTTGCCGGGGGCGCGCTCGATCAGCTTTTCAAGGCGTCGCCAGATGCGCGGCTTCTCGGTCTTAAAGACCTTTTCCGCGTCGGTAGGCGAGATCAGCGACTCTTTAAACATCATATCGCGCTTGATACGCGCGCCTTCCAGCATTTCGGTAACCTTCGCGGCGTCGGACCATTTACGATTGCCCTCGTTACCGGTAACCAGCTTATAGCCGGGCACCGCAACGCCGGACAGCAGCGCCGCATGCATAGCCTTTTCGATCGTGGCGATGTGCTGGCGCAACTCCGGCAGCTTTTCATAGGCCGCTTTCAGCTCCTCCGGCGTCATTTCGTGATTGTCGTCGCCCAGGTCGGCATCTGTCGCCGTAGTGCCGCCCGTTTGAATAGCGGCCTTCGTCCGGGCGTTGCATTTCTCATTGAACCGGCACCACTGGCATGCGTCGGCCGACGGCTTGAAATGGCTGGCCTTAAGATTTTTCTTACCGCCGTAGTAGACGTCAAGCGCTTCGATCGCGCGCTTGCTGGCGAACTTGCGGAAGATGTCCAGTCCCTCCGGCGTGATATCCCATTCTGACGGCCCGCCGCAATAAGGCTGGAATATCGCCAGGCGCACAAGTGTAATGTCATACAGCCTGCGCAGCTTCGCCAGGATAGCCAGCGCGTACAGCATAAGCTGTTTGTTCTCCTTCGCGTCGACCGCGTGCCGACCGGTTTTCAGGTCACCGACAAACAGCATAAAGGTCCCATCTGTACGCGGGATTACGGCAACCAGATCCGCCGTGCCGAAGGTTTTTACTGTGGCTTCTCCGGTTTCTCCTGTACGCTCGTCGATAAAATCCGCCGTATAACCAGGATGCAGTAACTTAGTCAGCTCTGCCCGCATTTCAATTTTGACGTACTCAGCGGATGAGATGACCCCGAGCGCATAGTCGGTGTAGCGCTCGACCATCGTCACGAATTCATCGTTGATGAGTACCGCGCCAGCTGGCGGCTTGCCAGCCACTGCCTTAATAGGGCCTTTGCCTTCATTCAGGACGTAGACGCCCTTGTAATGCGCCGCTGTTACGGTTGTCTCGCCTTTAATGTGCCGGTTTAAAAGGTCCTCTGATACCGCGTGCATCGCGGTACCGTTAATGGCCGCCTGGCCGCTTTCGTTCGGGATGTCCTTCTCACACAGCAGGGATGCGCTACAACCTAACCACTTTTTCGACCCGGACGGAGACAGCAGGGCGTGTTCGTGATTGCTGCCGCTTGCATTGGCCATTATACGGTCTCCCAGGTTGCGACCAGTGACGCCGACGCATAGTCACAGTGACGCTCAAACATCGACTGGTCTTCAAAGACATAAAAATCAGGCTTAACCATGGTCACCTGCTTAATGCTGGCGGCCTGCGCGCCACGGTTACCCGGCGGCGGACATTTGCCGAGGTATGCGCATTCTTTCGTCTCGCCGTCGGTGCGCAGGAGCCAGAAGGCGATCACGTTGTCGCGGGAGTCGCGGCCTTTCATAAGGGTGTATTTCATTTCGGCAGCCCACATAAAGCGTTAAGGGTTTCAGGTGACAGTGCGACGGCCGCAGTTTGCTTTTTCGTCTCCGGCGGCAGGAAAGGGAAAGCCTCGGGCCATTGCTCGCGTAGCTGTTCGGAGGTGTTAACCTTAGCCAGATTCGATCGCATAGTGGCGCGCCATGAAATTACTTCTTCAAACAGGGCATTATATTCCGCATCAACTTTTGAGATGCGCGCCTGTAACTTCGGATCTGCGGGCAGCAGTACGCGCGAGAAGGGGACGAAATAGCCATCCTGATCTAATGGGTAATCCTTACGGATCCATGACCCGAAGAAAGCACTTTCCCAAAGGTATGACCCACCGTGCCCTTGAACCCAGCGGCGATCATGACCGTCAATATGCCGGTCGTGCACCTCGCCACCCATTCCGAAGTCTAATTCTATTGCGTGATATTTTTCTTTCGTAACTTCGGCGCATCCGACACGCGCGACAATGAATTTATTACCGAGAGCATCATTAACGCTTTCGATGTTGCCGCGAAACACGCGGATTGATTCGTCGCTAGTATTGTCGGCAGCCAGGCACAGCTGGCGCACAGTCTCGACGATATCACGACGCTCTTTCAGGCACGCGATAGCGCGCAGCCCGAGTGGCGATTGTTTAAGCAAATTGGTGATCAGCACTTCTTTAATTTCTTTGGTAAGGCGCATAACGGTTTACCCCTGGTTAAAAGCCCCGGCGCACCGGGGCAGATCGGTTATTCAGCGTCGTAGAATTCTTCGATCAGCTCTTTAAGCGCGTCGTGGAATTCGTCCACCTGGTCGTCGTCCAGCTCTTTGACGTTCTTAACTTCGAAGTCTTCCAGCAGGTCGTCGAACTTATCCACCAGCGCGTCGGCGTCGTCATCGTCCAGGCCGTCGCCTTCTACGGCAGCTTTTGCCATTTCGCCGATCGCAGCGCGTTTGTCGTTGCCTTTCTTACCTCGGGTGGTTTTGGCCGGCGCTTCGGTTTTGCCACCGCGTTTTTTGGTGGTAGTCTTCTCTTCCGGCTCGTCGTCTTCCGGTTCTTCTTTCGGGGCCGCCGCCTTACGGGTGCGAGTGGTTTTGGCCGGCGCGCTGCCGTTCTGTGCTTCGCTATCTTTGGCCGGAGTCGAACCGCCGGTACCGGTTACCGGGCGGCTGTTAGCGGCGATCAGCTCATGGGCAATAACAAAGCGCTCTAGCAGTGCGTAAAATTTCTCAATCATGGTAAATCCTCATTTAGTTAAGTTGGTTGCGTTTCGGCGATGTAATAATATGTCCAGATAAATCGTGATTGCAAGAGATTTTTCAAATTAAATTGCAGCACCGGTAAAATCAACGACTTAGTGCTAATCGCCAGAGAGTGCTTGATTATGTGCGGTTAGATACTATAGTATTGCAGACGTCAACCTATCTATTAAGAGGATTCTTATAATGGCAACAGCACGCCGTAACCCTTTCCAGCTCCGCGTTAACGCGCGGATGAAACAGCTTGGCCTGCGCCAGCAAGATGTCGTAATGCGCGGGGGTCTCTCGCAGTCGGCTTTATCATTTGTGCAAAACGGGCGGACTAAAAGCCTGAATATGGAGCGTATCTTTCGCCTGGCGGATGCGCTGGAGTGCGATGCTCGCTGGCTGGCGCTTGGGGAAGGCACCCCGGATAAAAAATAAGCCTCATCCAAAACGGAGAGGCTTTACCAGAAGCGCGTCATAAATACCAGGAGTAAATATAAACAATGCCACGGTTAAAATCAAAAATATCCTATTCTCTCGGCCGGCATAAAACCGACAATCGCCCGAAGGCTTTCGAATCCTCCTGGGATGAGTTTATCGACGACCTGCTGGAGATCGGCGCCGACCCCGTGCTGGGGGTTTCCATTGACGGCAGCGAGACCGAAGATCGTTACGAAGAAAAGAAAGGCCGGTTGCCGTATGTCGCTGCAGAGTTTGAGCGCAACAAGCGCAATAACAACAACGTCATTTCCAGATCCCTGCTGTTTATCGATATCGACAAAGTATCCAGCAAAGAGATCCGCCGGGTGCGACGCGCGCTGGAAGATGGCGGATACACTTTCTTCGCTTACTCCACCTGCGGCGACCGGCACGATCTGAAAGGCGGCGTTAAGTCGCGCTCCTGGCGTTTTCTCATCCCGACAGATCGGCCGATGCTGGCGGATGAGATCTGGCCGTGCCAGCACAAATTCATCCATATGCTCGGGCTCACCGGCGCGAAAGGGATGGACGAAACCGCATTCCAGCGCGCCCGCTTAATGTTCGCCCCGCATATTGAGGCCGAGACTGTCGACCACCGCGCCGCGCCGGCCAGCGTCCGCCGTATCCTGCGCCACCGGTTCGACGTGCCGGACGAATCTGGGTCAACCAACTGGACCGACGAAGCGCTGGAGAACGCCAGCGAGAACAGCCAGGCAATCGCCGCATGGTGCTGGGAGATGGGACTCGAACCGCTATCATCTGGCCGTGGCTTCGCTATCCAGTGCCCTAACCACTTCCAGCACAGCGACAACGACGGGACCGACGGCAGCACGGCGATCATGATGCCCGACGCCCTTCACCCCGAGGTGCGCTTCGCGTGCCAGCACGACCACTGCAGGAAGCACAACACGCACCAGCACATGCTGTTACGTCTTTGCGGCGTGCCGGACCAGTATTTGCCGGAAGCCCACAATATCAGCAAAAAGCAAATTGCCGAACTGCTGCCGGATTTACCGGAAGAGGAGATCACCCACGTCTACGAGGCCGAGGTAATGGCGGCGCTGGATGGCCCCGCCGCCGGCCAGTGTACCGACGAGGACCTGGACGACGACCCGGTTACCCTGTTCACCAAGCGTGACCCGATCATTGAGGGCCTGGTTAACTTCAAATCGACCTGGTACGCCGCAGGCGAGTCGAACATCGGTAAATCGTTCTTCGTCCTCGGTCAGATGGCGGCCATATCCGCCGGGATCCCGTTCGGCGGACGGCGTGTCGTGCGCGCCCACAACTTTTATTTCGATGCGGAAGGCGGCGAAACCAGCCTCCACCGCAAGCAGGCGCTGCAGAAAATGTACCAGGACGACCTTGACTGGCTGCATATCATAGACCTGCAGGATAAGGGGATCGACATCACCGACGCGCGCGGCGTGAAAGAGGTATGCAAAATTATCCGCGACGCGGCTGGCGATTCGCCCGTCGGCCTGGTGGCCTTCGACTCACTTAACCAGACCGTCGCCATGCGCAGCACCGCTAAAAAGCCGTTCGACGAGAACTCCCCAACCGATATGGGAGAAATCGTCCGCGCGCTGAAACAGATATCCGAGACAACCGGCGGCAGCGCCGGCGTTATCCACCACCCGGCGAAATCCTCCTCTGGTCAGCGTACCGCCCGCGGGTCCGGCGCGCTGCATGGCGCCGTGGATTACGCCTTCTTCATCGAGCAGCCGGACGAGACCAAGCCACACCAGATCAATCTCTATCACGAAAAAGCGCGTAACGGCATCAAACAGTCGCCGCGTGGTTTCGTCCTGCTGAAATGTAAAATCGACGTCCCGCAGGCGCACGCCGACCGCGTCGACGCGTATCTGTCCACCGCCGCGGGCCCGGACTTTTCCGATCAACTATCTGGCTGGACGCCGAAACCGCTGGAAATGTCGCCGCGCGACGAAACGCTGTACCTCGTACCGGTCGCCCTGGCGCCGTTCGAATCGCCAGCTGCCGAAGTAGCCCGGGAGGCGGTGAAAGCCTCCGGCGGCGCAGGGCCCAAGAACAAGGCCGAAGAGGTGATGGTGGCCCAGCTCGAACTGCTGGATGATCGCCCGGAGGGATACTCACCCTATGCCATCGGCACAGCCGGGGGGAACAAATTCACCAGCGGCAACTATAAAAAAGTGCTGGAAGAGTTAGTGCGACGACGGGTTTTAGTGCATGGTCGCAACCCGGATACGGGCGAAGTTTACAACCAACAATACAGGCTGCCGACTGGCGTAAACGATTTTGACCCGCCTGAATTGGTTGCAAGTGATGAGGACTTAAACTCGTAAAATAATACGTGTTGCGAGTAATGCGAATGGACTCGCAAGACTCGCAAAATTTTGCGAATGAAATTGCGAGTAACGTTTTCAATGACTTAGGGTGTTTTTGTTGGTTTTCGCAAAAATGGATTGCGAGTCGGTAGGTAAGTGATTGATTTAGCGTGGGATTTTGTTTCGCAAAGTGAGTCGATCACGTTATTGCGTCTCAGGCGAGCTGCCCTTTGGCGGGCGTCGCCAAGAGAACGCAGTGATCGTATCATATTTTTTGCGAGTTTGCAATAGCCAGAATGTAAATATCACGGCAGCAAGTATCTGGTACGAGGAGACAGGATAATTTTTCTGGTTGGTTGCGGTGATTCTGGCAGCTAGTTACGCAGGTTTTTGAGCCGGAAATGGCGGTGACCTGTAGCTCTAATATACCCTCGTATCGCAGTGCTGGCGGGCATTGGGGGTGGTGGTCTCTATTAAGATTAGTCCTAGCGAATTCCGCACCCCACGCACGTAAGTAGGCTAGTAGACTACCATACCAGTTACGCCGACCCTTATTTTTGCTATTCAGTATTGCAACCAACATTGGTTTAGACATATACTGGATTCATCGAAACGAGAGGAGCAAACATCATGTTTAAGAAAGGCGATATCGTGGTTAGTAAGCTAAACGGCCGTAGCTATGTTTTGGGGCGGTTTAACACCCGCCTGGGGATGTGGGCCGTGACCGAAGTAGACGGCAATGATCAATCGTATCTGCCCGAGTCATGGATGGGGGTGGCTAATGTTTAAGAAAGGCCAGGTATTGCGACATAGACTCACCGGAAGCGCCGTTCTCGTCATAGAGTGGCCCAGGGTGCGGCGGCTGACTAAGCCGACAATAGGACGTGCTCCAGTAGGGCAGGAGTATTGTATATCAAAGCATCTTGAGCATTACTTCGACTTAATCGGCAACAACTACCAGGAGCGCCGGACACGCAAAGCGCCGCCTGAGCAACGCGGTTGCCGCAAAGAGGATTGCTGATATGGTTACTCGATACGATGTTGAAAGCGATCCGCAGGACGGGCCGTGCTCGTTATGGCAGGTGGAAGACGAAAAAGGCCCGTATGTTACGTATGAAGACTACGCGGCCCTGGAAACGCGCTTGCTGGCGCTACTCGACCACCCGGTAATGAAGGCGCATACGGACGCGTTACGCGAAGCGCAGACCACCGGCCTGGCGTTTATCCGGGTCAACGCTAACGGCCACGTGCAGGCGCTGCCGTCGGACCGCGTCCGCATCTCCGTTATTCAGGCGGTCGAGGAGCAGGAGGCCCGCGCCCGGGTAGACCAGGCCGCGGAGTACCTCATGAAGCAGGACCCGAAGGACCTGGAGGATGATTACGAATGACCGAGTCAGAATTCCTTGATAAAAGGCGTTGGTATGAATTGAAGATTCGCGCTCAAGTACGGGCGGGGAGATACGCAGCGATTAAATCATATCTCAAAGAACCCGGTACGGGGCCGAAAATCCCATTTTGGCAACTGCGTGTAATCGCAAGGGGGTATGAATGACATCGGTCCTGTTTATCTGGGTGCTGGCCCCGCCCACTACCGAGACGTTCTATACGCTGGAGGCGTGCCAGGCGGCCGCCCGTAAAGCTGAAAACTCGCTGGTGCTGTTCGAAGGCCAGCGCCCCGACGCGCAGATCCGCGCGTATTGTTCACCGAAACGAATTAGTAAGGATAAATAATGACCAGCAATAGAGCGATCCGCCGAATTCTGGCGAGGGGAATACCTAATCGGGCCTACCGTATTAGCAACACTCGAAAGATGGTAAATCATTCCAGAATACTTCCCGGTCGCGTATATTGTGTCCGGGTTAAATACAATGCACGCCAGGCACGTAAGGGGTATTAATATATGACCGACAACGTAAATCACCCGTCGCACTATACCCAGGGCGGTGTCGAGTGCATCGACGCAATAACGGCAGCAACCGTAAGCAAGACCGGGATCGAGGCTGTATGCACGGCCAACGTCATCAAATACCTCTGGCGCTATGAGGCGAAGAACGGCCTGGAGGACGTGAAGAAGGCGCAATGGTACATCAACCGGCTGATCTCCGAGCTGGAAGGGCCGAAGGCTGAACCGGTGGAATGCTCTGAATGCGATCACGTATGGCAGCAGCAGCGGCGCGATCCAGACCTAAAAACTTGCCTGGTATGCGGAAAAGTGGAGGATGTTTACGAATGAGCCTCGCAGCCGATATCCTGAAACGCGCGGAGGAGATCGCAAACCCGCCACCCAAAGCGCGCCGGGTGCCAAGACCCAGCGAGCCGAGGGAGGCACCTAAACCTAAGCAAAGCGAGCCTCGCAAATTTGGCCGCACCCGCGCGCCTGCTAAAATCCGCCGCACCCGCAAGGGTGAACACGTACCCGGCATATCATTCGACGGCAGAAGCGGTGGGTGGGCTGCCTATTTCTACGACGGGACGAAGAAGATACTAATCGGATTATTCTCCTCCAAGGCCCGCGCGGTAGTGGCCCGAAGGATTTACATGCTGTGGCGTAAGCGCGGGTACTACGATATCCCGAATAAGCCGGCTCGTCGCCTTTACACAAACTGGTAATTTGCAGATTAATCCTAAATCGCCCTATACTGCCCCCGAATACTATTCATTCGGGGGTCCTTTTTGATGGACAGATATTTCTGGCTTGTCGTCGCTGCCGTATGCGGCGGCATCGTGGCCCAGGTGAAAAAAGCAGAGCAGCTACCGTTGTGGAAGCGCTGCGCACACCTGGCCGCAGGTGCCGCTTGTGCCGTTTACTTCTCACCGTTTGGGATCCGCTATTTCGAGCTGGCGGACACCGACGGGCAATACCTGGTGCCATTCGTGATCGGCGCCTTCTGGTGGAAATTCTTTGAGTCCCTGGAAGTGGCGGCTAGCAGCTTTAAACTACCGTGGGGTAAATAGCCATGCTTAGTGCCTTCTGCCTTTCCGTTATCGCCGCAACCGCGCTGTTTAACATTTACGCCCACTGGGTAGACGACGGCCTGCTGGGCCGCCTGGTATTCATGGGCCTGTTTCTCACCTGCGGCGCCGGGCTGATCCACATCTACAAAGACGGCAGCGCGCCGTTATTCATCTGGTCAACACTCCTTGTGCTGGTCACCCTTTCATTTCTGCGCAGCGCCTGCGTTAAGTCGGTGCGCTACATCAAGTATCGGAGATTGATCCATGCGAAGAACAGTCAGCGATAACGCCGTTGAATTCGCCCGGCGCTGGGAGACGTTTAAGCCTGTGCCGTATTATGCAACCGCCAAAGAAAAGGCCCGCGGGATCCTGACCTGGGGATACGGCCACACCGGGACGCGCGCCCAGGCGCCGGCGAGCATCACCGAACCGGACGCGAGGGCCTTACTGCGCCAGGATATGGCGGAGGCCGAGCGCCAGGTCGACGCGGTGGCGCATCCGCTGGTTTCTGGCGCACACTTCGACGCTATGGTGGACCTGGTATTCAACGCCGGGCCGAAAGTGATCGCGCCAAGCACCGGAACCGGCCAGGCCCTGCGACGCGGAGACATCGCTACGCTGCGCACCAAGCTGCCGCAATTTATCTATCAGGGCGGTAAGGTGATGCTGGGACTGCGCCGCCGCGCAACCGGGCGGCTCGCGCTATTCGACGGCAAATCGGCAGCCGAGGCCGAGGCTATTGGCAGAGCTGTGAAGTAGTGCTATAGTCTCATTGCACACGATTGATTTGCTCCTGACGGTCCGAAAGCCCTGGCTTAACAGCTGGGGCTTTTTCTTTGCGCGCCACTTGCAATGTTGGTTGCAATATGATTATACTCATATCGTCAACTACACAGGAGCAAACGACATATGAAAACGCAACAACGATTAATAGCCGACGTCCACCCAGGCGACACACTGGTCTTCCGGGACGATGTTTATGGTATCAGCACGGTTTTAGTCTCCCTGGTCGAATGGGATTCCACGTTACCGATGGTTAAGGTAAACGATGAAATGATTTTCGCTAAAGACGCATGGGTTGAGGTGGTTGTATGAAACTGATTTGCACCGCGTCAAAGGTATCCTGGTTCACCGTCGGCCATGAGTACGAAGCCGACGAAAATATGCGGGTGACCGATGATGACGATAAAATGTACCGGCAATCATGGTTCCTTGAGCCGCATAACGGCGGATACCGGACCGAGCGCCTGGAAGACGCCGAGTTTGCCATCGCGCCAGAACCAGTAGCGGCCGCCGATGCCGCGTTGTTCAACGAAGCGTTACTCGCTGCCGTTGTGCAGATGG